AGGTCAGAGTGTCGAGGTTGAGGCATTCCGCAGAGAGGAAGATGATAAACCGTACCTCAAGGGTAAGTTTGTTATCGCTTCTATCGAGGAAAGCGCACCGGCACAGGACGACTCTACATACAGCGTCAGCCTTGAGAACGACGGTGAACCCGACGTATATCCGGGCAAGGATGTAGCTGAGGAGGCTTAAAGATTTAGACCATGAAGAAACGAGTAATTGAAATTACAGTAAACAACGAGACATACCCCTGTCACCAGTTGATGGGGGCTATGCTCCGTTACAAGGCTGAAACCGGGGAGGAGGTCTCCGAGATTAAGCCGACCGATCTGACAAAAGTGTGCACGTTCATGTGGTGCTGTGTGAAGGCGGCATCGAAGCGGGCGGGCAAAGTGTTTGACATGTCTCTGGAGGATTTTGCCGACAGCATAACACCCGAGCAGGTAACTGATTGGCTCAAGGCCACAATGGGTGACGGCGACGGACAGGACGAGGAGACCGACAGGCAAAAAAAAAGTTAGGCATTTATGACTATCTAGGTTATGCCATCGGCTGCATACACATGTCGTATGATGATTTCTGTCGATGCTCTCCGGAGGAATTCACACATATATGCGATGCCTATCAGGAACAGCAGGAAACGCAGATGAGGTCTGACTGGGAGCGGATGAGGATGCTGGCGACTATAGTAATACAGCCGCATGTCAAGAAGAAACTCGCACCGGCGGCGCTCCTTCCTTTTGAATGGGACAAGCCGCAAGGCAAGAGCCGCAGAAAGAGGGCCGGGCAAAAGAAGGTGACCAAAGAGGAAGACCGACGTCGACTTGATGAGTTGATGAAGAGGAAAAAGGGCTAAGACTAGGAATGCGAAGATTCAGAGGTTGGTATTTTTATACCTTCGTCAGTCTCGAAGCAATCTAACTCATATTTAGTATATCCCAATTCATAAAGTTCTTCTCTGGTGTAGCCGAGTTTAATGCGGCTCCTAACTACCCGCTTCATATCGGGGGTAAGGCATCCAATAAGGCTGAGCCCCAAAAAGAGGCCAAATGAAAGGCAAGATATAATGGCAGACCAAATATATAGAGTGTTAAAGCGCCCTGTTAAGGTGCAAATTACACTTATAGAAAGGAACAATTTAAATGAGATCCATAAGCGAGGAATAAGGAATGCTCTGATAGTTTTCATAAGGCCTTTAATTTTGGGGCCAAGATAGGAAAAATATTTGCATAAGTAAGTAAGTAAGCAATGGAAATATGGCAAAAGATGTAAAGTTTAACATAAAGCTCAATATAGATGGCAAAGAGCATATCGTTCAGGCTTCTACTGACATCCAGAAATTTTCTGAAGAAATAAGGAATTCTCGATCGGAGGCAGAAAAACTACGTGATGATCTTATACGCTTCAATCAGATAGGGGACGCCTTTAAAAATGCTGCTTCTGGAATACAAAAACTTACGGGCTTGCTGAGCAAATATGCAGATGCAAACGCAATGCAGGTCGAAGCGGAAACCAAATTAGCCAATAATATGCGAAATACTATGAATGCCAGAGAAGAGGACATTCAGAGTATAAAAAATCTTTGCAGTGAGCAGCAAAAATTAGGGGTTATTGGCGATGAGGTTCAGTTAGCAGGCGCCCAAGAGCTGGCAACTTACTTATCCGAGAAGTCATCATTAGAGAAACTTATTCCTGTGATGAACGACATGGTAGCTCAGCAATATGGATTAAATGCCACTCAGGAGAGCGCAACAACAATAGCGACAATGCTCGGCAAGGTTATGGAGGGGCAAACTAGTGCATTAAGTCGATATGGTTACTTCTTCACGGATGCGCAAGAGCGGATATTAAAGTTTGGTGATGAGGAGCAAAGAGCTGCCACGCTTGCCGATGTTATCACAGCCTCAGTCGGTGGTACTAACGCTGCTTTAGCGCAAACGGATGCTGGCAAGATGAAGCAAGTGGCTAATGAGACTGGTGATACCAGAGAAAAAATAGGCGAATTGGTTCAATCTTTTGGACCTCTCATAGAGCGCGCTAATTTATTTTGTGAGGCCATGAGCGGCTTATCAACGGCGGCAGTAGGCATAGCCGGAATATCATATACAATCAGGAGCCTGAAAGAGGCTATTGCTGGACTTAGTATTACAACCGCTATTAGTACATCAATTACAAAGTTAAGCGCTGCAGCCACTAAGTTCTGGGCTAACCAGGTACAGTTTGCTAATCGCATGCAGATAGCATGGACTTTCGGTGCCAAGAAGTTTGTTATTCAGGCGGTAGCTGTCAGAGCGGCGATGCTGGGTATCACGGCGATTACGGGTGTGGGATTAGCCATAGCCGCCGTGACATCTATCATGGCATTATTCTCCTCATCCGCTTCAGCTGCAACCAAGCAGGCAAAACTTCTTACCGACGCATCAGGTGAATTGTCCGAATCCGGAAAAGCCGGGGCGGAAGCATACGGGGAAGTGAAATCCGCACTAGCAACAAATATCGCCAAGCTCGAGGACTTTAAGGGGTCTAAGAAGGAGGAAGCTAAACTTGTGGCTGAAATGAACGACATCTATGGCCGGTCCATGGGCTACTTCAGCAGTGTGGCCGATTGGTACGCGGCGCTTACAAAGAACAGCGAAGCCTATTGCCGCCAAATGGTAATTGAAGCCAGGACAAGAGAAATTACGAGCAAGATAGCAAACCTCGAGACCGAAAATCGCGGCATACTATATGACGAGAAGGGCAACCGACAGAAATACAGCGCCAAGAGAAATCAACGGGCTGTCGCAGGCGCCACAAAGACATCCTCCCCGGCTGCCTGGGCTACACCCGGGGCAATGGCGTCCAATCAGGTGTTTGAGGACATCGTGGGTTCATCAGCAATCGAGCAGGCGCAAAAGAAATACGATGATAACAAAGCTAAGATAGAATCACTTACTCAAGAATTTAAAGAGCTATCTGTCGAGGCGGCCAAAATCGACTTTGCGGTAAAGGGTAGCAAGACTAATCCTACTACAGCGTCTAGCGGGTCCGCTGCCAAGTCCGCCAACACAGCAGAGCCCAAGGTCGAGGACGTGATGCCCGCAGAACTAAAGACTCTGGACGATTATAGTAAGAAGCTGGAGATTCTTCGCAAGCAGAGAAATAGCGCTGAGGAGGATGCCATCATCGGCATTGATAACGAGATAGCGGCCACCGAGAAAGCAAAAAAGGCTCTCGAGAATAAGAGGATAGCAGCCATCAAGGACGAAGAGATTAACGACAGCGATACACTTAATCAGAAGCTGAGCTACTACAATCAGTTGCTCGGCAGTGGCGACATGCAGCAGAAGATAATGGCCCAGAACGGCATTAATTATCTGAATAAGCTGTCAGAGTCATGGGAAAGTGTTATCACCGAGGCTACTCTTCCGAAGTCTTTCAGCAGTATCAACGACTTCGACAAGGCTATCAATTTCTACTCATCACGCCAACAGGGCGAGGATGCTGACCAGATATTAAAGACGCAAAAGATTATAGATGACCTCACTGCAAAGAAGAGGGTGTTCCAGCTGAGCACCGAGATTCCGGACATGCAGAAGGAGGTCGACGAGATTAATGCTCTGACAGGCCACGACCATACGGTCAAGATTAAAGGTATGGGCTTCGAGGAGATCACTAAGAAAATCCGAGAAATGGATGCCCTTCTCAGTGACACGAAGAACCCGGTAACTGATGAGCAGCGCAAGAGCATTGAAAAGATAAAAAAGAGCTACGCCGAGTGGGCTAAGCAGAGCGCTGTGTCATTCAGTACTCTCAGAAGCGGATACAGCGACGTAAAGAATATAGGCAGCGGTGTACAGGGTATCACTGATGCACTCGAGGGCGACGGCAATGCCTGGGAGAAGGTGACCGGAGTGATTGACGGATTCCTCCAGATATACGACGGCATATCCCAAGTGATTGAAATTATCAACATGATAACGGAAGCCACACAGGCACTGACCACGGCCAAGGGCGCGGAGGCAGCAATGACAGAGGCCTCTACAGCAGCTGACATTGAAGGCGCAAGTGCATCTGTTACGGCATCAGCGAGTAAAACGGCTGCCGCGCAGAGTGAAACTAATGCCAATATCGGGGCCGCGGCTTCCGGATTCATGAAGGCACACGCGGCACTACCTTTTGTCGGTTTTGCTATCGCAGCGGGCATGGTTGCCGCCATGATTGCGATGATGGCCAAGTTGCCTAAATTCGCCAAAGGTGGTATAGCTTATGGCCCGACACTGGGCCTCTTCGGAGAGTATGGTGGCGCCAGCAATAACCCTGAAGTCGTGGCACCGCTTGACAAACTGCGCAGCCTTATCGAGCCCCAGGGCATGACGGGCGGCAAGGTGGAATTCGAGCTCGACGGCTACAAGTTGAGAGGAGTACTAAAGAGAGTTGAAAAACGTACAGGCAGAAGCTGATGGAGAAGTTTTTAAGATATAGAGGTGAATTTCTGAGCCGCGCCGGTGTGAAGTGGCGTGTTGATATACTTCAGGACGCCGAGAAGGCTTTTGAGGCCGTTGGCGACCTTACCTTCGAGGCGGATGAAGCAGTTATCATACAATGGGATGAGAAGCCGAAAAACGATGTTATTTGTGGTTCTACGGCCACCATACGTCTGGAAAGCCCCGGAGACAGAACCTATGAGGACCTCTACACGATAGAGCCTGGAAGCATACGCGCGGACATTTACCGAAACGACGTGATATACTGGAGCGGTGCTCTCGATCCGGAGTTCTATGAAGAGCCTTATGAGAAAGCGGCCAATTATACCGTATCTCTTACCTTCTCTGATTTCGGCATACTGGGCAGAAAGAAATATACCGCCGACGGTATGAAGACCATGGCGGACATACTAAGCATGTGCCTGTCATCGACGGGCATCAATTATAAAACGGTGGACGCGTCCGGAATAAGCACTCAGCTGGAGAGCGAAGGCGGGGCCTTATCACTCGATGACATCACTGTCCTCAGTGACAACTTCTACGATGAAGACGGCGAGGCTTCAACTCTTCAGGAGGTACTTGAGGGCGTATTCCAGCCTTTGGCGCTGCGCATCATACAGAAGGCCGGTGTTATCTACATATATGACCTTAACGGGCTGTATGCGAAAGACACTAAGGAGATTCAGTGGGATGGCGACAGCAGCACGATGGGAGTTGATAGTGTGTACAATAATGCCAAGGTGACATGGAGCACTTATGCAAGAAGCGGGAATCTTCTTCCGGATACGTGCTGGACGGAGAAAACCAAGGCGGCGCTGTCATGCGTGAACAATCTTCTCGGTGTTGCCTACGGCGAGAATTGCCGATACTTCAGCTACCATTATGACACTGACATCGAGACCTGGTCGGACAGGACGGACAGTGGCTTCACTCTTTGGACAAGCGTCAAAGGTGAGAATCTTGAATTGATTAACGGAAATGCGAGGTTTTATAAGATAATTCCGCAGTACGACGGCACGGAAAGTGAGGGCGTAGCTGTATTCTACAGGTCCGTTCAGGGCGCCAAGGTAGGCCGCGACAGTAGTCTGAAGTTCTACGGTTATGGCAACGACCCGATAGAAATCAACGCGCGTACTGTGCACGATGACTATCTGTTCAAGACTAAGGAGGCATGGCTGCCGCCGGTAGATGACCCGAGCGGTCTTCTTCTGAAGGTAGTGCTTCCGATGCTTGTGGACC